GTAGGCACTGCAAAATCACCATCTAAGAATGTGTAGCCATTAGCAGCTAGATAGTTAGATCTATGATCCGCATCGTCAAAACAGACATTTCCGACATTGTTCTCATATACCTGACCGAGTCCTGAGTTGGCAATCTGGTCTGTGAGTGTTTGGCTCTTGGCTGTAGCACTAGCTGCTAAAGCAACCATCGTGTAGAAGCCTGAATCGACTGTGCCGACATAGGACTCAGCAGTATCCCAAGTAACCGTAGGCGGGTAAGTAGCCCAAGTAGTTGTTGGAGTTACTTCATCCCAGTTAAGGTTAAGCCCAGCACTGAGGATGGCTGCAATCTGTGCGCCATCCAAGCCTTCAGCAAGTGCAGTGTTATAGACAGCTTTTGTCAGCTTAGCAAGGCTGCCAATGCCAAGAATAGTGCCAGTAGTAATAAAGCCTGATTCGCTAGGGCTTCTAACCCCAATTGAGAAGTCTGATACTTCTCCACCAAACACAGTGACATAAGTGCCAGATCCATTTTTTAATTCCAGCAGGATTGGCTCAGTCACATCAATAGTAAAAGCTGCCCCAGTAGTGTTGATAATTTCTACTTGGCAGTAACCAGCAGTAGCTTGTCGGTCAATGTCCATACGACCTGTTGAGTAACTTACGCTAGTTACAGTTGTATAAACATCATCTCCAACCGTGACTCGCCATTCTGGTAGCCATGCCATTAGTACGCGCCACCTCTTAGAGTGCCACGATCTACAGCATCTTGGATTACCTGAGTTACAGCTTCTGCAATGGCGTTAGGATCACCCACGCCTGTATTGACATTGACAGTAAAGTTAAACTCTCGACCGTTAGGACTGATGCCTGAAATCATTCCTGAGTTTGGAGTATATTCCTTTAAGTTTGGTTGGATCTGAGTTACTACGCCACCAAGTGCTGCAACATTAGCGTTGGTTTCAGCGATTGTAGTTGCTGGAGTTAAACCGACAATGCTTGGTGCTGGTGTTGGAGCAGTAGTTGCTGGAATTGTTTTAGATCCAGTCGATGCCTGATTTATTAACCCAAGTAGGCGCAAGGCTTCATTGAGGTTGGCAAGGTTGATTAAATCTCTAGGCAATAGAGATTCAAGGATGGTCTTAATATCAGCAAGTTTAATGTTTTGATTCTGCAAGACTCCCAAGATTTTTAGATCCTCATTGAGCTGCTTAGTAGCAGCAGTAATGCGGGCTTCATCCTTAGAAGCAATAGCATCCTCTAGGGCGATAATATCCTGCTTGATCTTTAGTCGGGCTACATCGCTGGCAATCATTAAAGCCTGAGATTGAGTAGTTGCTTTGCCCAGTTGCTCAGCCTGATTGATCATGGCTGCATTTAGCTGGATCTTCTCCATGTCAAAGATATCAGTGCCTTTGCCAAGAGCAAGATTGGCTTTGTCAATAGCGGCAGATAACTTCTTATCTTTAAGGATCTTTTCTTGAGCCTTCTTTTGATCGTCAATTATTTTAGCAAGGGCAGCAGCTCGTTTTTTGGCTTCTTCTTCTGCCTTTTTGCGAGCAGCAGCGTTAGCCTTTTCTTCTATGCCTAAATACTTTGTGGCATAAATCCCACCATAAATACGATCATTGACCTCGCCCATATAAGCTGAGCCTGTAACTTTGTAAAGCAATTTGACATAAGCATCAGATGCATCATTAAACAACTTTGCAAGTCCTACAAATGGTGTTGCAACTGCTCCTGCTAGTTCAACAACTGATGCAAGGCTTTGTGCCAGATCATCAACGCTTTTTGTTAAATCTTCTACAGTTGTATCGCCTGCAAGTTTCATAAAAGAATCAACTAGCGCACCACCGACAGTTTCTTGCAAATTGCCATAAGCAACCCCAAGTGCGCCAACTTTACCTGAATATGTATCTAGGCGAGCTGCATTCTGACCTTTGTATTGATCTGTTAATCTTGCTTGAATTGTTGCAAAATCTGATGCTGCTAGTTCAGTTCTAGTCAATCCTGTATTATATTTTGCTAGACCTTTAGTCTGTCCTAAATATGCTTTGCTTAGTTCATTTGCGACAGAGGCTGCATCTTCTCCTGTGCCCGCTGAAATGTCTAAAGCAAGGCTAAGTAAATCTTGAGATTGAGTGACAGATCCTGTAGTAGAAATTAAAGACTGAAATGCAGGTCGAAGAACATCATCTGCAACACCAGCAGATGCTTCTAAATCTGAGATAAATCGTTTGATCCTAGTATTTTCAAAACCTAAACCAAGATTTTCAACTGCCTTTGTGAGCTTGACTGCTGCTGCTTCATCAGCTGCAAATGCCTTAACTGATGCTTTGCCAAATGCTACGACCTGCTGAGTACCAAGTGCTAAACCAAAAGCACCTGCCAGTTTCTTAACAGATTTACCTAATTTATCGGCTGCTGTGTCTGCCTGCTTAAAAGCCTTATTGCCAGTAAATTCAGCGGCAAGAGAAATTAAAATGTTGCTCATGCTGATTCCTTAACACTGCTGACAGTAGTTCTTTTATTAAATTTCATGTTTGTGTTTTCAATGGCTGCAAAGATAGCTGCTGTCTGCTTGCCTTCATCCTGCTCGTAAGCACGAAATAGGACACGACCGCGGAGATCTCCAGCACTAGACTTTTTACCATAAAGCGCACCTTGTTGAACGAATCTAGCACCAGCGTTAGGGTTATTAGATTTGCTTCTTGGATCGCCTGTAGGGTTTTTACGACCAGCAGTCTCATAGATTGCACCAGCTGCTGAGTTATTGCGAATGCGAAACAAGGATCTAAATCCCTTTGAGTTAGGTTTGCCATATCCTGTGCGATACACAATGCCACGCTTAACTTCAGACGCGTTGTAAAGCGGAAAGAATCTTACTCGTTCTCCCTCAGATGAGAATGTTCTAAACATAGAGTTCTTAGCAGTCAATTTACGGTTAGGATTAAACTCCCAATTGTAAAGACCAGCTGGAGCCTTGTTAGGTACAAACCCTCTTGCATCCTTTTGGATGACTTTAAGAGACTTTGTAATCTCAGCAGTTAGTTCTTTAGCCAAGTCTGGAGCATAGGCATTAAGAGCCTTACGGAGTGCGATTACGCCCGTTACGCTTACTGGCATTCTCTATCTCCCTTGCTTCATCTTTGAGACCCTGCAACAAGGCTTGGAGCATTATTGGGTCTAGCTCTAATAAGTGCTGTGGCGGGATTTGCAATCTAATGCTCAGTCGAGCGATCAGATAGGTGAAGGGCAAATCTCGCTTTAAGCTAAAGGGTCAGAATCTAATACCTCAACACTTTTTAGAGTGCCGATAAAAGTTTCTAACCTTGCATCTACTGGCTCACCTAACCTTTTTACAACTTCATGAGCCAAAAAATACACTTGGGTCTGACGCTCTTCTTCACGAAAAGCTTTGTGAAACCCCATGTTGTAATGCTGTTCGAATGTGTATTCGATAAGAGGAGTGATTTCCCCTTGCACTACTTTTCCATCTGCGAATGTAATTTTTAACTGTGCCATGATTTGCCCCTTTGTTAGTTGTTTAGAATGTACCTGTTGATGTTACTGTGATTGCGCCTGAGACCTGAAAAGTCAAAGACTGTACGCCTAGATCAGCGACAGCTCCGTTAATTGGAGTAATCGAATCAACCAAGATTAGCCCACTGTAAAATGGATTGGCTGCTGATCCTGCTGCTGAACTGTTCAACGCACACTTGAAGTAAGCGTTGGACTTAAATAGTGTGTTCATTGTTTGTAGTACAGCAGAAGCTGCATCATCGTTGATCAGTTCAACCGTAATTGAATTGTTCTCGAGCCCTGTGACGTAACGATGCCCTGTATCGTTCATAGCCGTTGTCTCGATCTGATCTGCTGATCGTGTCAATGTAAAACTTGTTACATACGCGCTAAGATCGATTGACGCAGGGTCTGATGCTCCTACTTTAAATCCAACCTTATTTACTATTCCCTGTGCCATGATTATTCCTCATCTTTCTTAGTGACTGGTTTTGGTGCTGGTGCTGTTGCAGTCTGCCCGATTTTTACGAGCCATTCCGCATTTGCTTTGTCGTTATCTATATCGGACATGTTATCCCCAACTCGTTAGTATGCTTACGGACATCTCGCAGCTGAGCAAATCTCCGCTTGCAGCATTGAGAACACTAGGCGCACTGATTGCGCTTACATTATATGTGAAAGAAGATGCAGCGAGTAGGTTAAACACTCGAACTACAAAATCTTCTATGCCATTCAAATTTCCCTCATTATCAAATAACGGGCATGTAATAATCAGCTTGAAGTTGGCAAAAGGACTGATTGAAATTTGAGAGTTATTATTAGGAGTCAGATACGGATTGTCTGGACTGACAATAACTGAATTTGCGAGCACAGTAGCTGGTGGAAATGCAAAAGTTTGCCACCTTGTGTTATCTACTAGCGCAGTTGCTAAAGTAGTTCTTAAAGTAGTGATTGCTGGTGTTGGCATTATCCCACCATTGATCTTGGATCAATTGCATGAGCTATTAATCCTCTGACCTTAGCGAGCAGCTGAGCTGACATTCGGTAAGGTGAGGGCTGGAAATCGACAAGGTTAGAACCTGAAAGGGTAGCGGTTCTAGATTGCCAGATTTCTGTGCTTACCATGACGGCAGCATTTTGAACAGC